GCAATGACGATGAGCAACATATCCCTTAGGTTGTTGGCGCAAATCTGCCATGTGCCCCTTGGCAAAGCAATATCAGTTTTAACACCAGTGGCGTTAGCCGCTATGTTAAATCCCCAAGTTAAATTAGAAACAGAAATGACCCGGATTGTCAGCACAGTTCCCGGATTCTTGAATAGCAAGTTAATCTCATTATGGTGGCGTTTGATAAAACTCACGCTACGCGGATACTGCTCTGCGGTTAGACGTTGTGGACCCCGATATGCTGTTGGCGCACATATCGCCATCCTATGCGTTAGCTTTGGCTGCTGGAGAATAGTCTGGCAGCGCTGCAGAGTTAGGGCAGGTGTGATCAGAGATCCATACTGCCCTGCTGAGAAGAAGGGCGTAGCAGCTCTAATACAGGAAAGAACAATAAATATGACAAGAGAGGATATATTAGTTGAGTGGTTTCCACTCAACCAATTCCACGAACCTGCTCCTCGCAGACCAGATGATAATGGCCATGGCCAGGCGGGTGCCATTCGAGATTCAGCTCGGCGCCTAATCACCTCAGCCATAGATGCCCTCGGCTGCGATAAGTATGAGATTTCCCCAGCCTCCCAAAGCATCGACCCTGGAGCCATTAGCTTGCATCGGCACTATGCTCCTGGCGACTTACATGCACCAATGGATAATAGAGAACCGACATCGTCCTCCGTGGTCACGTGTGTTGACACTGACTACTACGTGGCTGATCCTCGCATCTTATTAGGAGATGAACTTCCATTTGTGTGTTACACCTTCAACCCCACCGAGGTCAGCGGCAAGGACGCGGACTGCAGGTTCCGGATTGAGAACAATTGTGTAACTTACGATGTTGGAGGCGGTAATAGATGGAAACACGAAGTATGGAATTGGTGTGAATACGGCGAGTTCCTCCAGACACGCTCCCACAAAGCCCCTTGGGGCTTTGAATGGCTACAGCGATGGAGCCCTCGCTTATGGAGCACACTAGAAGATTACGTCCCCCTCAGGAGGGTGGTTTACCACAAAGTACAGCATTCCAGGCCTTGGCCACAAGCACCGCACAGAGCCCTAGTTTGGGCTACTCCCCAGTATGCTTGCACTGCCTGGTCCTTTATTCGCAACCCCATCAATGCTAGAACGCTACGGCGTGTCCAATTTGCCGACCCCATAAGGCCTGGTTGGAATGTAATACGCAGCAATCTGCAGGACAATCTACGCATTAGCTTGGGGCGTGAAGGATCTGACGTCAGTGTAAGCCTAGTTAAAGAGCACTACGATATGCTCCTGGGATTAAGTACACCTATGTCTGTGACCACTAGATGCCTTGGCCTAGGTATAACCAATGCCGCCATCCTCCCCATCGTCAGCCAGTATTTTGGTAATACTAAACTGAACATACCAGATACCCAAACGAATTCTTTCCCTTCACAACCCGACGACATAGGGAAGTCGATAAAACCTCCCTCGATCCACTGGCCCCTTTCGACCTATGCTGATGAAGGAGCCCCGTCTGCCCGGGCTTATGCTAGCCCTATTGTAGCCCACCCCAATATGATGCCCATGAAAAAGAGATTCGAGGCGACCGCTCTGGCTATTAATGAGCGCGTCACCAAACCTTCTAATGCTGGCTTCATCCCAGATAAGCGTTTATTGAGTTTAGCGCACCGCTTCATTCGCACGATAGTGCCCGTTGCTGGTGTAGGCCACCCTCTGTCTTTAGAGGAAACTAGACTTAACTTAAATAAACCTAGACAATGCGTGGCTATACAAAACATATGGGAGACGGTTGACGCCGACATACAGAATAAGGTGGAATGCTTCATTAAGAACGAACCTACGAACAAACCTAATAGAATCATATCCTCATTCCGCGATTTTAGATTCATATTGCAATTTTCAGCCTACAGTTTATCCTTCAGAGAAGCTGTTTTACACGACACACGCCACGCGCATTGGTTCATGCCCGGGAAAACACCCGCTGAGATAACCGACGCTGTGTGCGAGTACGTTGTAACCGATTCTGACCCTATGGAAGCTGATGTCGCGAATTTTGATGGTAGTATCTACTCGTGGCTACATGACAACGTTGTGAATGCCTGCTACCACAGATTCTTCTCCAAGAGATATACTCGCACCCTGAAGAAATTTACTCATATGCTTTCTCGGACCCCCAAAGCGGTTGCCAAGGCTTTCGGCTTCCGGTATGAGGCTGGGGATGCCGTACGTAG